TTCCAGTGCTAACACCAAAAGAAGTTAATGCTAAGTTAGGTCGACTGCAGACCAAATACGCTGCACGCGATCAACGTATGCGTGATGTGCTTTCGGTTCGTCAAGGAGATCTATCTAAGGTCTATCCTTCGATGTTCTCCGATGAATACCCAAAGCCACTCGTTGCTAACTTCATTGATGTTGCAGCACGTGACTTAGCAGAGGCGATGGCACCACTGCCATCATTTAACTGCCAAGCTACAAATATGGTTTCAGATGCTGCTCGTAAGATGGCAGATATGCGTACACGTATTGCAAACTTCTACGTTTCAGTTGCTGAATTGCAACTACAAATGTATCAAGGTGCAGACTGGTACAACACCTACGGAATGATGGTAGGTATGGTGGAGATGGATTACGACTCCAACAACCCACGTATGCGCCTACTTAACCCTTGGGGTTGCTACCCAGAGGTAGACCGCTTTGGTCGCGTAGTTTCTATGACACAGGTTCTTAACACTGATGCTGAAACATTAGTTGCTAAGTACCCAGAGTTTGCTGATGCAATCTTGAAGAAGAACAACTACCAAGTAGGTAGCCCATCGATTACGATGGTGCGCTACCACGATGCTGAGCAAGACTTGATTTACCTGCCAGAGCGTCAGAACTTGACACTTGTACGTACACCTAACCCAATCGGTAAGTGTTTAGTACGTGTAGCACAGCGTCCTTCTCTTGACGGCGAAGCACGTGGTCAGTATGACGATGTCTTGGCAGTCCAACTCGCTCGTGCTCGCTTTGCTATCTTGCAGATTCAGGCAGCAGAAAAGTCTATCCAAGCACCTATTGCTATCCCACAGGATGTGCAAGAGTTGGCACTTGGTCCAGATTCAATTATGCGTTCTTCTCAGCCACAGAACATCCGTCGTGTAGGCTTAGATCTACCACCAGGAGTCTTTACAGAGTCAGGAGTGCTAGAACGTGAACTACGGCTTGGCGCTCGTTACCCTGAAACCAGATCCGGAAATACCAGTGCAAGTGTTATTACTGGTCGTGGCGTTCAAGAGTTGCAAGCTGGTTTTGATACTCAAATCAAATCAGCACAATCACAATTTGCTCGAATGTTCGCTGATCTTATTGGACTCTGCTTCGAGGTAGATGAGAAACTATTTACAAATGTACAAAAGACAATCAAGGGTTCTGAAGATGGAACACCTTATGTTCTTAAGTATATCCCTGGTCGTGACATTAAGGGCGAGTATGGCGTAGATGTTCGCTACGGCATTATGTCTGGTATGGACCCATCACGTGCAATCATTGCATTGCTACAGATGCGCTCCGACAAGTTGGTTTCACGCGATTATGTCCGTCGTGAAATCCCAATGGACTTAAATGTTTCGCAGGAGGAACAACGTGTTGATATTGAAGAAATGCGTGATGCTCTTCGTGTCTCAGTGGCACAGTACGCACAAGCTATCCCAGCGCTTGCGGCGCAAGGACAAGACCCATCCCTTATCGTCTCGCGTATTGCAGAGGTTATTAAGGGTCGTCAAAAGGGTATGGCGTTAGAGACAATCGTAGAAAAAGCATTTGCACCAGAACCACCACCACCTGCGCCTGAGATGGCGATGCCAGGTGGATCACAACTTCCAGCAGCAGGTGCGGCCCCCGCTCCTGCCTCGCAGCAACCTCCACAAGAACAAGCTGGTCAGGCCCCTGCTGCTGGTCAAAAACCCGATATAGCACAACTACTCGCCGGTATTACCGGCGGGGCAGCGTAACCGAAGGAGGTGTAAATATGAACAAGGGAACACACGCTCCAGCTCCAGTACAACCAATTAAGGTTGATACAAAGGCAGGATCAGTACAAGGCGGTAAAGTTGACTTCGGTTATGCCGGAACAGCTCGTAAAGGCACAAAGGCTTAATTACTGAAAGGTGTACAGGGTGTTGAACAATAACGATAGGATTCCGCGCCCTGTACGCCGGACAGACTTTTTAGTAATAGTTATTGGGTTCTTCTACAACCTAACACAATGCGTAGAAACACTTATGTCGGAAATTTATGAACTTTCCATTTACCACGCTAATCATAAAACCAAAGTCAATAAGGCTTGGGAAGATATGGCACAAGATTTAGAGACTTTAGAGGAGGACAAATGACAACTGCACCAATGAACCCAAAAGCAGGTGTATCAGGTCCAGGTAAGTATTCAGTTCGTACAGACAAATTGTCTATGGGTTCTACAGGTTACGGCGAAGGCGTTGAGACAGCTGCAATTCAGTCTGGTGCTCCGCTCGGAACTACACCTGATGTGCGTGGTGAAGCACCATCTAAATTTCGTGAAGACTTAGCACAAGGTCCAGTAACAGAATTATTTGCACCAACTACTCGCCCAAGCGAACCAATTACTGCAGGTATTGATATGGGAGCAGGTGCTCCAGCAAAAGCATTGATGATGCAAAAGTCTGTTACTAAGACTTCAGACACACTAGCAAAGATGTTGCCGTATGATACAGATGGATCTATTGCCATCTTGTATCAGCAGGCTGTTGCGCGAGGTGACTAATTGGCTGATCTTAGAGCCGCCGCTGCTGCTGCAGGACTAACACCTGCAGAGCAGAAGGAAATGGAAGCGTTAAGTAAAACGCTATCTGTACACCGTGAACTTTCTAATTTGCCACAAAAGACTGCACAGCAGGCTTATGCACTCAAGACTCCAGAACAACAGGCTGCTCTTAAGCGCGTAGCAGGTGAAGAAGATCCTGCAACTAAACCACAACGTGGTTGGCTAGGCACTGCTTGGCATTATGCAACATTGCTTCCTATTGCTCCAGTTAAATATACCTACAAAGGTCTTGTAGAGATATCTGACTTTATGACTCGTGCTTATCGTACAGGTGCTATTTCCGTTATGGAAGGCAAAAGTTTAGGCGACGCTTGGACTACAGCAAATGACAAAGGCGATAAGGTATTTAATCCAGGTCGCATTGATAATGCTAAAGCCAAGTTTGGTTCAGATCGTATGCAGGTTGCAATGCGAGTTGCAGCAGGCGAAAAGTTAAGCGATATTGCATCATCTGGTACAGATGAGCAGCGTCAACTTGCAGCACTTGCTGCACAAAATAAAGATGATTTATTTCAAGATGCACTGGATGCAGCACAAGCTGCTAAGTACTCTCCTGGTCGTCAAATTGCAAATCTTATTACTCCAGAGCAACTAGAAGGTTCTGGTTTCTTTTATCGTGCAGTCTCAGGCACGCTAGATGCTGCATATCGTATCTTTGCAGATCCAACTATTATCGGTGGAAAGATAAAGCGTGCTGTTGATATCTCACGTTATTCACTAGATATTGTTATTGGTGCAGGCAAAGTTGATGAAGTGTTTGCACGACCACAAGTTGTAAACTTTTGGAATAAATACGGTGCAGATCTTAACGCTTACAAAAAAGCTATTGATGAAGGTGCTACAAAAGAAGCAGTTGCTATCAAACAACGCCTTGTGACTCTAGCTCCAGAGTTTGGTGATCCAGTAATCAAGTCTTTTATTAACTCAGCTGATGGTGCTGTACCTATCACAAATGCAGATACTGCTAAAGCATTTTTCTTAAATGCTAAGCAAGTAGAAGAAATGATGAAGGGTCAAATTGGCCGTAAGCGTGTGATGATTCCACGTTTAGATGCAGCCCGTAAGGCTCGTGTAGCTTTAGTAACTACAGCAAACAAGAGATTTAACATTGATAAGATTGGTCCTAGATTTGTAGATGACCTTTACTTTGGTGGAGCATCAACTGATGACGGCATTGCAAAAGCGGTCATTGATGGTCAAGAAACTATCGTTAATACAGTAAAGGCTAACCGTAACGCTAAAGGAACAGCACGTTTTTCTATGGCGCAGGTTCAGTACCGTATTGACCGTTTTAAGGCCAAGTTCTCACAAGTTCCTATGTTTGAAGATGACCTATTTGATGTCACATCTAAAGATGCTGCACGAAAAGTTTATCTTTATGCACGTTTAGTTTTGCCTAAGAATGAATCTAAGTTAATTGCTCAAGCATTTGACGGTTCTGAAGTAGGTCGTAAAAAGGAAATCTTTTATGGTTTGCAATCAACTATCGCTGATATTCGCGGGTTGAATGTAACCAAAGAAGGCAAGATAATTTCAGATAAACTTAAGTCAAACCCTAAGCGCGAGTTTGCAGCCCGTGATCCACGCACAGGATACAACCCAGCTGAGTTGCCAGATGGTGAGCAGGTCGGTCTTATTCTTTCTGACTTATCAGACTACGTATCTACTCTTAGTGTACGCGACATTGATCGTGCGGCAGCACGTTCAGGTCTTATTCAAAACCTTGCAGGTTTAGCGCACTCTGAGTGGGTTGAAAAAATGACTACCGCTTGGTCTTTCTTGACTCTTGCTGGTCCTCGTTATGCTATCCGTAACGCAACAGAAGATTTAATGGTTCACCTTGCTATCGGTGAGTCGCCATTTGGTTTGCTTAAAGCACGTGGTTTATCAACTCGTTTGCGTACAGCGCGTCAAATCGATGAAGGTTTAACAAAATTAGGCGGAGCTGCACAAGATCCACTAGGTGGAGTAATGCGCTTTGTTAATAAAAGAGAAGCTGCTCGTTATACGCAACTTATTAAAGAAGCAGAAGGCGACATTGTTAAGATTCGTCAAATTATGGCCACTGCTCTTAATGAAGGCAAGATGGCACGTTTTTACGAAAAGACTGGTTTAGGTAAATTCACTGAAGCAGATCGTAAAGCTCTTGCTGCACAGATTGAGCACGGCGATTTAGACAACGCCCTTATGGATGTTGTTGAAGGTGGAAAGAATGCCTTTACCGGACTTGATTCATTTACACGTACACTTAATTTTGCACGTAAGAACAATGTTCGTACAGCGGAACTTGGTTACAACCTACCTAAAAATAGAGTAAAGCGTGTTAAAGGGGCTAAAGCCTATACAACTATGGCACCTCTTGCTAACGAAGCAACTCAAGTTGCTTGGGTTATGCGTATTGGTTACTACTCAAATGATAAATTAGGTGCAATAGCTGTAACAAATCTGTCAAATGATGTAAATGAAGCAAAAGCAGGAGTGCAAAAGATCCTTGCTTGGCTTGATGACCCAGCAAATGCTAAACAAGTTGCAGCATTTCGTATGGAAGAGCGTGGAATCAGCAAAGAAGAACACGCACAACGTATTTACGATGCAGCAAAGCAACTCTTTGTTAAAAAAGATGGAAAGATTAACGAAGAATTGCTGGGCAAGGTACGCGTTTGGGACGAAGAACTAGGCGGTTACCGCATTTCTGGTAAGTTAGGTCTTGACGATCTACCTAAGAACATCGATGATGTTCCAGATTATATTGTTGGGCCACAGTTGATACCTGTTTCAGACACCGGTAACTACGCTACATCAATGATGGAGTGGGGTTGGGACTGGTTAGGTGAGGCTAACGCCCGTCTATCACGTGAGCCTATGGTTATATCTGAGATAATTAAAATGCGTAAGCAGTTTGACAAGTCAGGATTTGAAAAGGCTTTTATTGCTTCATACCAAAAAGGTATTACAGATCCTGCAGCACTTGCTAAAGCAGAACTTAATGCTCGTAGAAAACTTGCAGAAATTGTAGAAGATCGCGCACGTTTGCAGACATTGGCATACGTTGATAATCCTGCAGTGCAAAGCCAAATGGCTTTCTCGATTCGTAACTTTGCACGTTTCTATCGTGCTACTGAAGACTTCTATCGTCGTATGTACCGCGTTGTGCGTTACAACCCAGAGGCTATTGTTAAGGCAAGCCTTACTTACGAGGGTATAACCCACTCAGGTTGGGTACAACAAGACGATCAAGGTGAACCATACTTCATCTACCCTGGTACACAGTATGTTTACAAGGCAGTTCAAGCTGCAATGCAAGCATTGGGCGTACCAGCAGAGTTTAAGACACCATTCCCTGTGGAATTTGGTGCAAAACTCAAGATGATTACACCATCTCTGAACCCAGAGTCAGCAGTGCCTACACTTGCAGGACCATTATCTGGTTTCTCAATCAAGGTTGCATCTAACCTTGTAGGTATCTTTAGCCCAGGGGCTGCAGATCGCATTACAACTACGCTTTTAGGCAAGTATGCAGAAGACCAACCAATGGTTTCAGCATTCCTACCAGCACACGTTAATCGTATCTATTCAGCAATGAACCAAGACGAACGTGACGGTCAGTACGCGTCAGCAATGCGTAAGGCTATGACATATCTTGAATCAGCCGGACACGGATTAGTACAAAGATACGATGAAAACAATGTGCCTATTCCATTCAGTGCAGCTGAACTAGAGGATTACCGCGTTCGCTTGAAGAACACCACACTAGGTATCCTAGGTATGCGTGTTATTTACGGCTTTACTGCACCTGCTACAGCGCAGGTACAACTTAAGTCTGAGATGGCTGATTGGGTGCGCGACAATGGTGAAGCATCATTCAAGCAGACTTGGTATGGATTACTAGATAAGTATGGCGATTATGATACAGCGATGACTGAATGGGTCAAGCGATATCCAGATCAGATGCCGTTTACTGTCTCTGAATCAGAGCGTTCAACCGTTGCATACTTCCGTTTATGCAAAAGAATCAGGCGATTTTGTTGATGCAAACCCAGAATTATTCAAGAACTATCCACAGGGTGCAGCATTTTTAATCCCTCATAAGGCTGGATATTCTTGGGATGCTTACAAGACTATGACAGATATGGGTCTTCGTCAGAATAAAACAGTTGCTAACTTTATGCGTGAAGTACAGACTGCAGCAGATATGCAGACTTACTATGAAAAGAAGAACACATACGAAGAAAGCCTTAAGTCTGTAGGTACAGATTTTGAGCGTTCACAACTTCGTAAGGAGTTCCAAGATTGGGCAACAGTATTCAAGGCTGGTCGTCCACTTGTGCAAGAAGAGCTAGCACAAGGTGGCGCTAAGGCTATTGAGCGTATGAAAGCACTTAACGATTTGCAGAAAATGCTTAACGAACCAGCTGCTTACAAGGCATCACCTGAAACAACAAACAAGTTGCGTCAAATGATGGATCTTTACAATTCATACAAAAATACTAAGGACCAGTTTGAGGGAGTTGGCGGTAGCCAGTTCCTTATCAATATGAATAAGGAAGAAACCATTATCAAAATGCGTGAACTTGCCGGATTCAATGAAAACACACAGAGTGCATACAACGTGCTCTTTGGTAGATTGTTAGGAGACTAAATTGCCAGTAGGTTCAAGTAGTAGTGTAGCAAAAATTGCTCCACGTACAGCAGAACAAGAGCAAAATAATGTTACTTCTGACTATACCGAGTTCTTGTCTGTTGTTGCTAAAAGTCCAGCACTTATCACTGGTTATTCTAAATTGCTTAAAGCAGCTGGGTACTACAAGGGTAAGATTACTGATAAGTACACACCTGCTTTGCAGAAAGCATTTACTGCTGCAGAAGAAGCGCGTCTATCTATTAGACGCAGTGCGTCCTATGGGACGCGATGAGTTTCTACAAGAAACTATTTCTCTAGGTGGTGCTGGTGGCACTGGCGGTCCAACTACAGTTACTAGCGTAACCAAGTATAAGCCAGAAGCTGCACAACAACTGGTTGATTCAATCATTAAAGACACACTTGGTCGTAATGCTACTGCTGCCGAGATTAAGAAGTACTCAGCAATGCTTAAGAATATTGAAGGCAAAGCTGCAAGCACAACAACTTACGGTACTGGTTCTAAGCAAACACAAACAACTATGGCCGGTCTTGATGAAAAACAATATTTGATCGACAAAATTTCAGGCACAGATGAGGGCAAGGCAAACAAAGTTCTTGGCTTCTATGAAACATTTATGAACGCATTGGGCGGTGGACGATAATGGCAGTTAAGTTACCTCCAAATACCTACAAAAGCCAAGTAGTTACTCTTAAGGGTTTTAAGGATAATGTCTACTCAAGAATTGACGGATCTTTAGTAGGTTATATCAAAGACGGAAAGTTTATTCAAACCATTGATGAACTTCCAAAGCCAAAGCCTAAGAAGGAACCTGTAGTAGATAAAGAATTTTCAGCAAATATCAAGAAAATCTCTGCACTTAACGCTATTCCTGCGCTCGAATTAGATGCTGAGTATTACAAGAATGAAGCAGAAGACATCAATAATAGTGCTTCAGAACGTGCTCAAGCACTTGCTAAATATAAGGCTTTATTGTCTGAAATTGAAACCAAAAAGAAAGAAGCAGGACAGGCAGAAAAGGTTGAGTCAGGCATCAAGCAAGAGGGTAAGGCAAAGGATGCACGTAAGCGTGCTACTGAGATTCAGAGTGAATACGCAAAACTAGAAGAGCAACTTAGCCTTGTCTTAGATCCAACCAGTGATAAAGCTGGACAGATTAAGAACAAGATGAATAAGTTGGTTGAAGAGTTTAGAGGCGTTTACTCAACTGTTGTTAATGTTCCAATTTCTTTAACTGCAGCGCGTTTGTCTATCAAGAGTGAAGTTCCACAGGCACCTACTGCTGCTCAGCCAACACCTGCTGCACCTATAGGTCCTACAAGTCCTGCTGCTGCAGCTGGTTTTACATCAGCAACCACAGCAACTAAACCTGCTGTTGCACCTACACCAACACCTGCACCTAAGCCAACCGGCGCTACAGGTGGCACAACTGGAGGCACTACAGGCGGGACTACATCTAGTGTAGGCAAAATTGTTCCAACTACATTTAACACTGGTACATTTCGCGCAGCAGATGAAGCATCTATGGCTAAGGCTAGCGGCATAACTCCACCTCCTGGAGCTGAGGAAAAAACTCCTTTAGATACTCTTCTTGCAAAGACAGAGTTCTGGTATGACCTTCCTGACTACATCTTTAAGTTAGATACAAAATTAGGTGAATTGCTTGTAGAAGCAGTTGATAAAGGTTGGGACAATGAGAAGTTTTTAGCCAAGGCAAGACTTACTCCTTGGTGGCAACGAAACGCAGATTCAGTACGTACAAAGATTGTTAACCGCGAGAAGTATAATGATCTTCTTAAGGCTGGAGAAAATGTTAAGAATACCGAATATGGTATGTATCTTGATAAGCAGATGCGTGCTGTCAAAGCCAAGGCTAAAGAACTTGCTAACGTAACTCTTACCGATGAGCAAGCACAATCTGTTGCTCAAAAGATTTACGACGGCAATTTAGAGGATGACCCGCTAGCAATCAATGCTTTAATTGTTCCATTTATTGGCAAGACAACAAGTATTGTTGGAAATGGAATATCGCAAACAGGTTTTGGTGGTCAGGCTTTACAAAATTACCAAACCTTGCAAAGTATTGCTAAGGCAAATGGTTTTTCTCTAAAAGACATTTTACCTAACATATCTGCTATTACAGCAGGTGGGGATCTTGAGACAGCAGTATTGCGTGGACTAGCAGATGGTTCTATTGACATCAACCGCGTAGCACAAGATGCACGTATGTTGGCAGCGCAAGGTCAGCCACAATATGTGCGTAATTTACTTAGTCAAGGTTATGACCTAGAAGCAGTTTATGCGCCATACCGCAAAACTATGGCTACTACGCTTGAATTACAACCAGATGAAATTGATCTCAATGATCCTACATTACGTATGGCTATTACCGATAAGGGTGATATGAACCTATACGACTTCAAGAAGGCGTTACGTCAAGACAATCGTTGGCAGTACACAAGTCAGGCAAAACAAGAAGTGTCTGATGCAGCACTTAAAGTCCTCAAGGACTTTGGATTTCAGGGGTAAACAATGGCTGACTTTAAACGCGATCCAGCAAAAGAAGCTGCAGCAATCGCACGTGGTGTTACTAAAGAATACATTGAGTCACGCGGTGGTATCAACGCTTCTGGATATTACGGTGATTCATTTAACCCAAACACTTCACTTAGCGATGAAGAGTATGCAGCAGCAATCGCTGGCAAAACTGGACTCGATTTAGCAAAAGCAATTAATTCTGCAGTACAAGCAAAAGCTCTTAAATACAACACAAGCATTGGCAATTTTCCTAAAATTGGAACAGCAGAAGCAGCGCAATATAATGAGATGCTTAAAGGGAAAGCGACTTCTGGCGCTAAGTTAACATCAGAAGAACAAAACTGGCTCAACAGTTATTTGACAGGTTCTAAAGGAGTAACTGGTAACGGCACACCTGATACAGCTGGAACTGGATTAAAAACTGATGCTCAAATTGCAGCGGAAACATTTGCTGCTGGTCAAAAAGCTGAACGTCAATCTGCTTATGATTTATTGCTACAGCAATTTAATCAATATGGTCTTGGTGCTTTGGTAGCTCCACTTAAGGGTTTAATCACTAGCGGTGCTTCACCATCTGAGTTCACCATTAAGTTGCGTGAGACAGATGCGTATAAGAAGCGCTTTGCCGCTAACCAAGAACGCATTAACAAAGGTCTTGCTGCAATCTCTGAGGCTGAGTATCTAGGCCTTGAAGACCAATACCAGAACATTATGCGTAACTACGGCCTACCTGCCGAGTACTACACACGCGGAGATATGGGAATCCAAGAAGGATTCAACAAGTTTATTGCTAATGATGTATCTGCAACAGAACTAGAAGACCGTGTGCTTACAGCACAGTCTCGTGTTATGAATGCCAACCCAGAGGTGCTTGCTTCTCTTAAGCAGTTCTACCCAGGCATTAACAATGGTGATATCTTGGCTTACGCACTAGATCCACAGAAGGCACTTACTGATATCAAGCGCAAGGTAACTGCAGCTGAGATTGGTGGAGCGGCAACTCAAGCAGGATTAGGTATTACCGGTGCTCGCGCAGAAGAACTAGGTGCAGCGGGTATTACTAAGCAGCAAGCACAACAAGGTTTCCAGACAGTTGCAGAAGTTGCACCACGTGGTGGTCAACTAGCAGCAATTTATGGTGAATCACCATACACACAGCAAACAGCAGAGCAGGAAGTCTTTGGACTTGCAGGTTCTGTAGAGGCTGCAAAGCAGCGTAAGAAACTTGTAGGACTAGAACGTGCAGCGTTCTCAGGTCAGACAGGCGCAGCACAAGGTGCTCTCGGTAGAGAGCGTGCTGGCAACCTCTAAACAATAAGCCTGCCAACGGGACGACTGGTCCGTTGGAGCGATAACAAAACCAGTAGTAAGAGCCACGATAGATTCCCCAGTTTATCGTGAGGCTTACGCAATCAAACCAATGATAGGGAGAAGGACTATGTCCAATTACGACTACGAGGATGATGACGATTTCGATATGGATTCGTCAAGCAATGACCTTGTAAAACAACTACGCAAAGCAGCTAAGCAAAAGGACAAAGAACTGGCAGAACTTCGTTCCCAGTTTGAAGGACTCAGCAAGGCTCAACGTGAAAGATCAATCAAGGATGCCCTCGAACGTCGCGGGGTAAATCAGAAGATCGCTTCATTTATCCCACAGGACATTGACCCAACTGAGGAGTCTGTGTCTAAGTGGCTTGAGGATTATGCCGATGTATTCGGTATAGACCTTGGCCAAAACCAGAGTACGAATGTAGATCCAGCAGATATTGCTGCATACAAGAAGATGACAGGAACAGCAGATGTTGCTCGGTCACCTGAAGCTGGGGCAGATGTTATGTCCCGCCTAATGAATGCAAACAGCAAAGAAGAACTGGATGAAATCATTCGCCAATCTGGACTTTAACCCAAACCAACATCGAAAGGTAAAGCCAAATGGCAATTCCAGCAGTGTAATTTAACTGGTACTTCCGATATCTCAGCACTCGTAAAGACAGCGTACGATCAATATGTTCGTATGGCTCTCCGTAGCATTCCAGTAATGCGTGCGATTGCAGATGTCAAGCCAGTACAGCAGGCTATGCCTGGTTCATCAGTTGTGTTCTCTATCTACTCAGATCTAGCTCAGGCTACATCTACACTGACAGAAACATCAGATGTATCAAGCATTGCTCTAGGTAACCCAAACCAGGTTACAGTAACATTGAACGAATACGGTTCAGCAGTTACAACAACAAAGAAGTTAAACCTAACTTCATTCAACGATGTAGATTCAGCACTTGCTGACATCATCGCTTACAACTCAGCAGACTCAATCGATGCTGTAGTTGCATCAGTTCTAACAGGTGGCTCAAACGTCATCTACGCAGGAACTGCAACAACAACAAACACAATCACATCATCTATGACAATGGCTGTTGCTGATATCCGTGAGGCTGTAACACAGCTTCGCACAAACAAGGCTGTGCCACGTATCAATGATTTGTACGCAGCATACCTACACCCACGTCAGGCAGCTGACCTCCGTGCTGAATCAGGCACTGGCGGATTCCAGGCATTGACACAGTACGTAGACCGCACACCATTCGTGGCTGGTGCAGTAGGCGTAATCGAAGGTGCATTCGTAGTAGAGACACCTCGTGTGCCTTACGCTGCGAACTCAGGATCAGTTAACGTCTACAAGGCGATTATTGCTGGTCGTGAAGCACTTGCAGAAGCACAGGGTCAGGACATCTCTACCGTTATCGGACCAGAGATCGATGCACTCCGTCGTTTCCGCACAATCGGTTGGTACTATATGGGCGGCTTTGCTCGCCTACGTGAAGCAGCTCTATATCGTATTGAGTCAGCTTCATCTATTAACTAAGTAATTGGTTGACTGCAGGGCTTGGGAAACCAAGCCTTGTGGTAAGCCCATTAAGGAGAGTCAATGCCGTACGAACTAAGAACACCTTGGCAAAATGAAACTTGGTGCGACAGCACCTATTTCAATATGTACGCACGCCTTGCAGGTCGTCCGCTACAAGGTGGTTCCTACACAGGTAGCATCCCGTCATTTATGACAGATGTTGCACGCGGGGTAACATTGATTGTTAATGGAACTGTTGTTACTGAAAGCAGAACTCCATACCAAGATGACTTGGCAAATGCCACAACCTATTACCTTGGCGGTCACGCGTATACGCTGACAGATGCTGAGGCTCAGGTGCTTATTGACGCTGGTTACAGCGAGTATCTGACACCGGTGGTCTAATGGCTAAACACAGAGAAGATCACCCAGAAGATGTAGATGGTTGCTTTGGTTGCAAAGTACTAGGACTACAGATGAGTGCAGGCGTTGCTAAGAGCAGTGGTGTGCCAACGGCTAAGCAACACGACAAAGAACTAGAGTCTTACTACAGCGCAGTACGTCAAGGCATCGAACCTCGTTCGACAAAGCAGCACGATATTGATGCAGCAGTAAGAATTAGTAATGAAGTAGGCAAAGCATTTGATGGTGTCAGTTTAACAGTTAAAAACTAAGGAGAATAAAATGAAAGATATGGAAGAGACATACTCTGTAGAAAACGGGAAAGAATTTGAATATGTCAAGAGCGTTGACGAAGTAGATTCCTACCCACTAGCAGACAAGCAGTTTCCATCTAACCGTAAGTATATGACTTACGAATCAATCTCGACAGGTGTCGGCGGTAAGAAGTAATGTGCGCCAAGTGTGGCTGCAAGTGCAAGCCAGGTAAACCACAAAAGGGTTGCAAAGTGCAGCTGTGCTACTTGCAAGAATGCGAGAAAGAAATGAAGAAGACTAAAGAAGCTAAGGTTATGGGCGAGTTCAAGCGCGGAACTCTGCACTCAGGATCTAAGAAGGGTCCAGTAGTTAAGTCTCGCAAGCAGGCTATTGCAATCGCTCTATCTGAAGCAGGTAAGGCAAAGAAGAAAGTCAAGAAGAAGAGTGGCAAGTAAGAAGGATCCACGCCTAGAGCGTGCAGGTGTATCAGGCTTTAATCAGCCTAAGCGCACACCATCACATCCGACTAAGTCTCACGTTGTAGTAGCCAAAGAAGGCGACAAGGTAAAGACTATTCGCTTTGGTCAACAAGGCGTAACAGGCGATAAGAAGCCAACAGCACGACAAGCATCATTCAAAGCACGTCACGCAGCAAACATTGCCAAGGGCAAGATGAGTGCGGCGTACTGGGCGAATAAGGTGAAGTGGTGAAGAAGAAAGCAGCATTTTGGGATACAAAAAATCCTAAACAAAAGTCAAGCAAATTAACGCCAGCACAAAAGGCGGCAGCAAAGGCAAGGGCTAAGGCAGCAGGACGGCCTTATCCAAACCTAGTAGACAACGCAGCAGCAGCTCGTAAAAAGAAGAAGTGAGGTAGATAGGTGCCAACAGGAAATCCAGGGTCAACCCTAGTAGCAGAACTCAACAGGCTCGCCAATGGCGGCACCTACCCACCAATTACAAGTTATGTAGATGAGGCAGCAGCAGCACGTGGTTGGGCTGCAGCACGTGGTGTTACCTTAAATCACACAGATACAGTAGGAGTCCTTAATGATATCGCGGGTATTCCGGACGGTTCGAATGATCGCCTTGATTACAACGGCGTATGTAATTACATCGCTGGTACTACTGGGCTTACTGCAAACGCAGCTCTCCAAGGACTCACATCTTGAGTGCGACATATAACCTAACGCTTGAACAGGCGACAACATTTAACTTTCAGTTCCAGATTAAGAACGACTCAACACCGTGGAACTTAACAGGCTACACAGGTACGATGACAGTGCGCCCATTTGCTGGGTCTACTTCTACTACATTTGTAGCAACACTAGCCAATGGCTACTTAGCATTTGATGTACTCGTAGGACGAGTAACAGTTACCTTTCCATCATCTATTACCAACGTTGCACCTGGTCGTTATGTCTACGATCTAGTGCTTAACTCAGGTGCAACAATAACAAGAATTTTAGAAGGACAATTTACAGTGACACCAGGGGTGACAGTATGAGCGAAACAGTAATTGTTATCGAATCCATTACCCCACAGGTATCAGTAACTTTTTCAGCAGACCAAGGACCGCAAGGCGGTCAAGGCCCAACAGGTGCCACAGGTCCTGCTGGAGCAACTGGCCCACAAGGGCCAACTGGCGCAACAGGTGCGACAGGTGCAACCGGAGCAACAGGTAGCACTGGCGCTACCGGTGCCACAGGAGCGACGGGAGCAACAGGTGCGACTGGAAATACTGGGCCTACTGGCCCCACTGGTGCCACTGGCAATACTGGGCCTACTGGTCCTACTGGTTCGACTGGAGCAACAGGTGCTACAGGAGGAACGGGAGCAACGGGCGACACAGGTCCAACTGGACCGACAGGCGCAACTGGATCGCAAGGACCCACTGGAGCCACAGGAAGCACAGGAGCTACGGGCGCTACAGGAGCAACAGGTCCTGCGGGACCTACAGGTGCTACTGGATCTACCGGTGCCACAGGTGCCACTGGCAGCACAGGTCCCACAGGACCACAAGGTGTAACAGGACCGACAGGACCGCAGGGACCAACAGGAGCCACAGGTTCTACTGGACCTACAGGTGATACAGGCGCTACAGGCCCTACAGGGCCTACAGGGCCTACTGGAGCGGCAAGCACAGTACCAGGACCTACCGGACCGACAGGAGCAACAGGTGACACAGGACCCACCGGACCAACAGGAGCTGCTTCAACAGTTCCAGGACCAACTGGACCAACTGGGCCAGCGGGACCTACTGGAAATACTGGGCCTACTGGCAGTGCAGGTGCAACGGGTGCAACTGGGCCAACAGGACCAGCCGGTGCGACTGGGGATACTGGACCTACTGGTCCAACTGGGGCTACTGGACCGACAGGTCCGACAGGTGCTACTGGTTCAGCTGCTTTAGGTGTAGCCAACGCACTTGCGCTTGGAACTGCAGCAGCTGGTACATCAACTCTTGCGTCTCACGAAGATCACGTCCACCCAACAACAGGTGTAGGATTAACAGCAAGTCCATTATCTCAGTTTGCTGCTACAACATCAGCACAATTTGCTGGAGTTATCTCAGATGAAATTGGTACTGGTAACGTAATACTTTCAGATTTAGCAACCAATGCTCAAGGTGCTGGTTACACATTAGTCCTTGGTGACAAAGGCAAGCTAGTTGAAATGTCGGGCGGTGGAACCTTGACTGTTCCTACTAACGCTTCGGTTGCTTTCCCAGTAGGTTCTCAAATTAACATCCTTCAAACCGGTGCATCACAGGTAACCGTGGGCGGTGCAGGTGTAACTATCAACGCAACACCTGGTCTAAAGTTACGTGCTCAGTGGTCATCAGCAACACTCATTAAACGAGGAACTGATACTTGGACCTTAGTTGGAGACTTATCAGCGTAAGATTAACCTATGAAAATAGCAATCTATACGATTTCAAAAAATGAGGAGAAGCACGTTGAGCGGTGGTATGAGTCAACCAAAGAGGCTGACTACCACATTATCGCAGATACAGGATCAACAGACCGAACAGTTGAGATTGCACGAAGTCTTGGTATTACGGTTGTCCCGATCCATATTTTCCCATTTAGGTTTGATGATGCGAGAAACGCATCGCTTGCCGTAGTACCTAAAGATGCTGACTACTGCATCGCACTTGATATGGATGAGGTGCTTACACCTGGTTGGCGCAAGCCAGTCGAGGAAGCATTTGCTAGAGGAATAGATCGTCTGCACTACAGACGTATCGAAGCCTTTAATCCAGATGGAACAGTTGCCTCAGAGTTCAATGGCTTTAAGGTGCATAGGCGAGAAGGCATACGCTGGCACTATCCGATTCACGAGGTACCACAGTGGTACCACGAGCGAGAAGAAGTCAAAGAGTTTATTACAGACTTTGAGACTCACCACTTGCAGGATAAAGAAAAGTCACGTGGTCAGTATCTGCCAATGCTTGAGATGGCAGTTAAAGAAAACCCTGATGCTAGAAATCTTTACTACTTAGGTAGAGAACAGTCTTACCACCAGCAGTATGACAAGTCAGCTGAAACTCTGAAGAAGTACTTAGAGATAAGTATCTTTCCAGAAGAGCGAGCAGCAGCTTGTCGCATCTTGTCTAAGTGTGAACCAGACAATGCTGAAGAGTGGTTTATGAAAGGCACAGAAGAGTTTGCTTGTCGTGAGTCAATCCTTGCGTTAGCAAACTATTACTACACCAAGGCTATGTGGGATGAATGCTTGTTGGTTGCTGAAAAGGCACTTGCCTTCAAAGAGAAGCCAACACAGTTTCTTGCAGAGTCTTGGGCGTGGGGACATATGGCCTACGACTTGATGGCAATTAGTTGCTGGCAGTTAGGCAAATGGAATCTGGCATACAAGTACGGTAAAGAAGCAGTAAAGATAAGTCCAAACGATGAACGACTACTTAAAAATCTAGCGTTCTATAAGGAGAAAAATGGCAACGTTAAATGATCTGATAGGTGAGGTTAGATCTTCACTTGCAGGTTTTACCCTGCGTCAAGATCGCATCTCGTATCTGACGAGTGCTTTGACCACAACAAGCACATCTATTCCTATTGGCTCATCTTCTAACTTAGCCAAGGGCATCATCGAGATTGATGACGAACTCATTTGGATTGATAACTTTAATAAAGAGAACAACACAATGAATGCCGCTCCAGGATTTGGACGTGGCTACCAAGGTACATCTCCAGCACCACACGCTGTTAACTCTCAGGTTATTCTAACCCCGTCATATCCACGCACCAACATCAAGCAGGCTATCAACGACACAATCAACTCTTTGTATCCTAAGCTGTGGGCTGTTTACTCATACACATTTACTTTTAACGCAAGCCAAGTTACATACGCTTTGCCAGATGATGTACAGAATGTTCTATATATGTCTTGGCAGACAACAGGTTCTAGCCGTGAGTGGTTACCGCTAAAGAAGTGGCGTGCAGACCTTATGGCTAACGTTGCAACATTTAACACACAAAAGACTATTAACATCTACGAGAACGTACAGCCTGGTAGAACTATTCAGGTTTGGTATGCAGCAACACCTCAGACTATGACATCTGGAACAGATGAGTTCAGCGCAGTAACAGGATTACCTGAGTCTTGCCGAGATGTAGTTGTCTACGGCGCAGCCTATCGTCTGCTCTCATTTGTAGATCCTGGTCGTATCAACTTGACTTCTGCTGAATCTGACCTTGCCGATAGCAAGGTTCCAGGTGCAGCAGGCTCTACAAACTCCCGTTACATCTATGCGCTGTATCAACAGCGCTTGCAGGATGAGTCACTCAAGCTATCTGACAAGTTCCCAATTCGCGTTCACTTCACCCGTTAAAGAAAAGGCAGTATAACTATGACAAGAAAGTTCAGTTCAACTTCGGTTGCTACTACGCTTGCATCTGGAATCAATAGCACAGCAACAAGTATTGTTGTGGCAACTGGTACTGGTGCAGCTTTAATGGGTGGCGTAACGCTTGCTGCGGGTAATGTTGATTCATTTGCAGTTGCTATTGATGTAGATACTATCAATGAAGAAATCGTATGGGTTACCCAAGTATCTAGCGATACTTTGACAGTTGTTAGAGCACAAGCTGGAACAACCAATATTGCTCACACAGCAGGTGCAACAGTTAAGCACGTTCTTACAGGTAATGATGCAACATTCTTTACGGCAGGTGTGGCTACTGCAGATGCCGCAATCCCAGCAAGTGTAGTAACAGCAAAGGGTGACTTGTTAGTAGCAAGTGCATCTGGAGTTGTAGATAATTTGCCAGTTGGAACTAATGACTATGTTCTTACCGCAGATGCAACACAGACGCTTGGCGTTAAATGGTCAGCGGTAACTACGCCATCTAGCCTTATTACTCTTAATGCTAAGACTGGAAGTTATACACTTATTGCTAGTGACTTAAATAAATTAGTTACAGTAAACAGTGCATCAGCTGCAACAATTACAATTCCTAACGGAGTCTTTGCTATAGGTAGCCAGATCAACGTAACTGCGTTGGGTGATGGATTAGTCACCATTGACTCAGATGGAACAACGGTTCTTAGGGCAACACCAGGAACTGTACTTCGTACTAAATATTCAGCAGCAACAATTATTTGTATAGCAACCAACACTTTCTTAATCGTGGGAGATTTGAGCGCATAATGCCAATACTTGGAATCATTGCATCACGTGACGGTGGTACACCTACCGCACCTACAATCGGTACAGCAACTGCTGGCAACGGATCTGCAACTGTTGCTTATACAGCATCTACTTACACTGGCAAAGGCGCTGCTACGTACACAGCTACATCTAGCCCAGGTGGATTTACTGGAACAGGCGCAAGTCCTATTACGGTTTCAGGCTTGACTAACGGAACTGCTTATACATTTACAGTTAAAGCAACTTCTACAACTGGTGAAACTGCAACATCTGCTGCATCTAACTCAGTAACTCCTGCTAACCCAGCCGTTACGGTTACTTATCTTGTCGTTGCTGGTGGTGGCGCTGGTGGTGCTGGTGGTACGTATATTTCACAGGCTGCAGGTGGTGGTGGAGGTGCTGGTGGTTATCAAACATCAACACTTTCTTGTAACAAAGGTGTTGCATTAACCGTAACTGTTGGAGCAGGTGGAGCAATCGGTTCTCCATTTAGCAGGGGTGGTAATTCTGTATTTAGTTCCATAACATCAACTGGTGGTGGTATTGGTTCGCAACAAGCACCAGTTGGTCAAACCACCAGTGGCGGTTCGGGTGGTGGTGGTGCTCTTAGTACTGGTGGTACGGGAATAGCAGGTCAAGGTTTTAATGGTGGTTCAGGAAATGATGGCGCTGGTGGTGGCGGTGGTGCAACAGCCGTAGGAAACGCTGCCAACAATGCTGGAACTGGCGGTAACGGTGGAGCCTCTGCCTCATCATCAATTACTGGTTCTGCGGTTGCATATGCTGGC